GTCAAACTGAACACGCCGATCCGCACACCTGGAGAGTCGAAGAAGTTTAAGGTGTATGTCAAATCGGGCGACAAGGTGAAGGTTGTCCGATATGGCGATCCAAATATGTCGATTAAAAAGAGCAATCCGTCTGCACGGAAATCGTTCCGTGCAAGGCACAATTGCGACAATCCTGGCCCAAAGACAAAGGCCAGATACTGGTCATGTAAAAACTGGTAATGGCAGATCGTAAAACAAGAACAGATCCGTACATCGTACCGGCATTGAGAGGCAAAGATTATGTCGAACCTCCACCTCTCACACCAATGCCTCAAGGTCAGACCACGGAGCCGGATGTTGTACTACCGGCAGCAAAAGCATTAGGCAAAAAGATTGCTGGTGGACTTGCTAGTGGTGCCGGAGGTTCTGTCATGGACATGGCACAAATGGCGATGCTTGCACAACCTGGAGCTATGATGTCACCTACGGTTAGAGAAGCAGCAGAAAATGTTCCTTTAACCTCGACAGACCTTGCAACCAAACTTGGCGTCAATCCTGACGATCCTGCCGTAA